AATTAATTTATTCAATGCATTTATAGTATAAATAGCGTTGCCTTTCTTATGGATTGGTACTGCACTAGGGAATAAATTTTTTAAGTTTAGAGGTTTGTCTTGTTGAATCGTTAACTTGAAGGTCATTATAACTTTAGATTCATCATCTAGATTTTTATAACAGAAAACTTTATTTTTACCAATACTAAATTTGGTTTCTAAATAATTTAAAAACCATTCAACTCTCTCTGGGAATATAAAAGTTGCTAATAATATTGTTTTGTTCATTTCTGATAGAGTATAAATAAGGTAAATATTTGATTTGATAACCAAGTTCTTCAATGTAATTCTTGTACTCTATAAGTATATCGTTTTCCTCCAAAAAGACTGGGCTTTTTGATTTAATTTTGTTTTTAATCTTATCTTTTTTAATACCAATATATGACATTAACTTTAAATCAACCCCAAAAATAAATTTATCACCATAAATGTATATCATATCACCATTTACAAATGTAACTAAATTTTTAATTGAGTATAATTTTCTGATAATTTTCCAAAGACTTTTTGATTTGTATTGCAATGGGTCAATAAAAACATATTTTATATCTTTTGTTAAATCATTGTAAACTTTGTTTATGAACCAAGTTAAATCTTCTGCGTGTTTATCTCTTCTTTCTGTTTTCTTTACAGTCCAATATAGGTTTGGTTCCAGTTCAATATCTAAAATATTAAAATCTGGATAGTGTTTGTTTACATAGTCAAAACCAACAATTAATGTAGGTAACCCATGGATTATTTCATCCATGGATTGAACTACGTTAAATTCTTCTGAAACGTTTATATTATTACTTGAAACTATGTTGGCAACTTTCATATTGCAAATGTACTAAATTAATTTATAAAAACAAAACTTTTTAATTATTTTGGTTTATAAACGTTATTACCAGATACTTTGTATTTTAAACATGAAGCTAAATATTCACTAGCTGGAATACCACCTTGTGATGCACAACCTTTAGGTCCTTTAACCCAAATACATAAATCTTTACCAGTTTTTTGAAGTGCAATAGCTAAAGTAAGAGCAGCAGCTTTATTAACAATACCAGTTTTTAATGCACTAACAATATTTGGATATTTACCATTTGTAAGTGTATTATATGTTGCAGTAACACCATCTTCCATAGTTTTATAGTTTTGAACACCAACACTATTATATCTAGTAGAACCATTTATTTTTTGAGTTGAGTTGAATGCATTCCAAGTAGCTTTAGCACCTTCCATTTGTCTCCACGCTTTAAACCATATTAAATTACCTTCTGTTGATGGAGCCCCTAATTTTTTCAATAATAATTTGAAATATTCTTCAGATTCAGCATCCGTTGTTTGTACAGTACCTTTATTGTTATCAACACCATCATTACCATCAGCACCATCAGCTTCTTTTTTCTTATAAACAAAATCACATTTTGTATATACAGCTTCTTTACCATCTGGTGTTTGTGGGTTTTTAACTGATGAGTCAATAGCTTTATCTACTTTAACCGTATACCCATAAATAGTAGGATTCTTTTCCATTATACATTTACCAGCAGTACCATGGTATTCAATATGCCAATGTTCTTCTAGTGGATTACCATCCCTTAATGAAACTGGGAATACCCAACCAAATCTATAAGAATTATCATATAACCATTTTATTGCTGGGTTATTTGTAAATTTAAAAGAAGCCGTTGTATTTTTAGAGTTTTTAATTTGACCACCTTGTTTATTATAAAATTGTAAATCTATCGCTATACCCCAACCATGATTAGATGAACCTGGAGTTGCAGCAGCACTACCATATTGAGCTTTAATTGCAACTTGTTTTGCATAATCTCTAAACATACTGGTAATATCAATTTGATAACCTTGGTGACCAACAAACCCTTCAGCTTTTAACCATGTAACATATTCTTTCATCATTTTAACAAATGGGTCAACAGCTTCAGCTAATAATTGGTTTTCAGCTTTATTATCTAATTTTGCATTTGCAAGACCTTCAATTTTAGGTAAAGGTTTTGTTTTGATATTACCAGCGACAATTTTACCATTAAACCCACCATTATCTACAATTGTACCAATAATAGGTGCAAATTTACCGTTTACGCTACCGCCACCGCCACCACCAGTTCCACTAGTTCCACCAGCAGTACCAGCTTCACTTAAATCTAATGTTTCTAATAAATCCATATAAACTTCATATGCTGAAATCAACGGTGTTTCTGGATATCTAATTCTAGTACCAGAAAAATTAGTTGACATACTATTTGGTCTAATTGAATGTGATACTTTTGTAATCAAATAAGCACCATGGAACATAGGTATATTATCCAATTGGAAATACATCATTGGTTGAATCATGGCATTACCCATCATTTCAATATTTGCAGTATAACTTCTAACAGCATATACATTGTAAATATTTTGACCAACAATACTTCTATTGTTTTCAGAACCTTTTTGTGATATTTCATCTTGAATTTGAATTGATTCATCCGTTTCACTAAATTCACTTTGGTCTAAATTAATATCTTTAAATATACTTTGATTTTGTTGACTATATTTAACTGTAAACGTACTAATAGGGTCTTCATATTTAGCTGCTTCTTCATCAGTAAAATCTGGTGGAACAGTAACATCCATACTACCTTTAGTTTGGTCACCAGTCATACATCTTAAATCAAAACCATCATTAGGGTAATTACCATCTTTTACATCTAAATGTTTTGAACCTTGACCAGCGTAAACACAAACAAATGCTGGTCCACAAGAACCACTAGATATCGTTTCACCATAATTATATGGTTTAAATATTGATTCTAAAACTTTATCATCATGAAAATTAATAAAGTTAGGTAACGCTTGGAAATTAAAATTGTTAGCTCCTAATATTTGAGAAATACCATCGTATGCAGCACTATTTGGATTTCCAATTAACATATTATTAATAGGAATAGGGTTTATATACAATGAATCACCAATATCTTTAAAATTTCTACTCACAAACCTAAAACTATCAATCATTCTAACTTTATCATTACCATATTTTGTTGCCAATTCTTTATCAACACTACTTCTAGAGTCACCACATTGGAATACTAGATGGTCAACATCTTCAGCACCACCTAACCATTTATCATAAATATTTTTACAGTTTCTATATAACTGAAGTTTGATGATATCTTTATTTGCTGTCCCAAATAATGATATGTCTATATTCTCATTTTGTTTTGAAATATTGTATTCATCAGCTTTACTTTTTAAAGTTTCTGTTACAGCTGAAAAATAAATATCAAAAAATTTACTATCAACACTAACTTCTGCTCTTTCAGTTGTTATAAGTGACTCACCACCTTTCCAAATTATAGGACTGTTATTTATTATAAAAATTTCTTCACTCATCGCATCAATAATTGATGTAACGGCTGGATTTGTACCATAACCATCTCTTAATTCTAAGAAAAGGTAAAAATCACTTTTTGAAGCGTTTATTGGTGTTATAATATCATAATAAGTTTTAATATTATTTGATTTTACACCATACAACCCATTAAAACCAGATATGATTTTATTTGTGTCAGTTTTACTAGTATCTAAAGCTCTAACAGCTGCTAAATATTTAGTAAAAGAATAACCAGAAGTTTTTGATGTTGTATCAAATATTTCTAATTTACTAGCTAAATCATTCCAAGTAACTTTACCCCCTTCACCGTTAACAAATTCAAAAAATATTTTTTTAAATTCATCTTTGACTTGTTTTGGTAAAGTTTTAATAGGACTTAAATTATTTATTTCATGTTCTGTATAAAATAAATTATTTGCTGAACCATCCACATCTAATACAGAAGGAAAAAATTGGTCTTTTTTACCACTTTGTTTTATCACTGGTATATCCCAAACACTAGCATCCTCATTTAGATTATTTATATCACCATTAGCGTAATCGTAACTCCAAACAATTGGGTCCTTTTTACCACTACCACCACCAGTTATTTTCCCATCACCATCAATAACTGGGTCATTTGTATTTAATCTCCATAATATACTACCAATATATGCACACCAAAGTCTAGGTGCGTGTATTATACCAGCTTTCATATCAAATAAATGTTTTATTTGACCGTTAGTAAAAGGGTCTGCCGTACTTTGATTTACACTAAATGGTAATGTATTTAAAAATAATAGAGCTTTTGTATAATTAGAACATGATATTTTAGTGTTATCATTTTTAGTTATTTCAGCATAACTTTGTTCATAATATAACCTACTACCAAAAAGACTAAAACTAAAATCAGTATAAGGTTTTCTAGGTTCATCATCTGTACCAAAAAGTCCATCCCAATAATCATATTTTAGTTCAATATATGGATAAGTTATACTAGAACCACTCCCACCATTTAATAAAGCATTAAATAATTCTCTATTTGTACCTAATTTACTATGCATTTCATGACCAGTCATTTCTCTATCACCGTTTAGAATTCTACCAGTTCCATAAGACTCTGTTTTATAACCTGGCCATTCAATAGTTGGATAAACATTATACATAAATGGTGATGTAGTATCAAATTTTAATCCTTGTTCATTTTTAGATATCGCTCTAGTTAAAGCTAATCCACTATCACAATTTCTATAAAAAACATACATAAGAGGTAAACCATCTAAATCTTTATTACCCCAATCCATATCTTTATATTCTTGAACACCATAATTAGGGTTAAATGAATTATATCCAGCTGCAATAGTTGGTGGAGTTTTTACACTCAATTCACTTAATATCATTTTTGTTTCAGTTGGAACACCTTCTGGTACTGTAGCTAAAGTTTTTGTGTCTGGAAGAGCACCTAAAATTCGAACATATAAACCACCATCATCTGGTTTAGGAAAAACATTACCAGTTGTAGCATCTTTATAAGCATCACTATAATTTGTTAAAAAATAATTATCTTCATCCTCTCTCTCGTTAAATAAAGTTTTTATTACTGTTGCGTCATTGGCTGGGTCACCCCATGTATCTTTATTATTTGGGATACCAAACTTTTTATTTAATGGTAATACTTTAAAACCAGCTTTACCACCAGTTTGGTAAATATAATTATAATATAAATTTGAACCGTCTTCACCTAGTACTTTTCTATCTGTACCATTAATGAATCCACCGACACCTTTAAAAAATGGTGCGTCTATTTGTGTTAATGCTTGTCTAAGAACAGCATCTTTAACGCTTCTTAACATATTATTAACTTCAGCAACAGCCATACCAATAATTTCTTCACCCGATAAAATTGATGAATCATTTGAATAACCTAAAAATATCATGGCTCTAATTACCATAAGTCTTGCAACGTCTGCTGTTGTTGTTAAATCACCAGCTCTTTCATATGGTTCAACATCTGAAAACAGAAATGTATCATATGGATTCACTGAATTCCACGTTGTTTCAAGTACTTCTGCGTTGGCTAATGCTTCTTGTTCTGCTTTTGCTGCTTTTCTAAACGCTAATAATAAATCATCAATAAAAACTAATTCATCAACATTTCCAGGAACTTCTAAAACTCCAGCGGCACCTAAATATTTATCAACATATGCTTTTTTTTCAGCATCAAATTCTCTATAATCTGGCCATGGATAAAATTCTTCTTTTGCAATATTTTCATTACCGATATCTGTAATTTTATTAGCTTCATCATCATTTTTAAATTTTTTAGCTAATTCTGTCGTTCTTTCAGCATGTTTAGATGCAGCTTCAGAAACTAAAAATATTGTTTCTACAAATACTTCAATTGCAGCTGTATAAGATTCTATAATACTTCTAGCAGTTGGGTCAAAACCCAACACTTTTCTAACTTCTGATTCAAAAGCTTTTGCTAACGTTGTTTTAGCTTCTTTACCACTAACCTCTAAATCCTTTTTAGTTTTTCCTATTTTTTCAAATAATAATGTCATATCAAGTATGTCAATATTAGCTTTCACACCAATTTCTGGGGTTTTATTATAGGTGTTTATATAGTTAAGAATTTTTGCTTTAACAGCTGTTACATCAGCTGGGTTACCTAAACTTAATTTTATAGTTGCGTCATTAGATGTAGGTCCTAAACCTTCGATTGTTATATTTTTATATTTTTTACCTCCATCTGTATTTGTTGAAACCTCAATACCAATAAATTGATTTTCTTCGAGTTTGTTATTAGCGTTTAATTCATTAAATTCACCAATTAATTTTTTAACTTCACGGTTATATAAGTCTTTAGCGTTTTGTTGTGAAGAAGTATATGGGTCAACACTGTTAAAAACTATGTATTGATATTCATCTTTATCTGGGTTTAAATCTATATTTTGACCCAAAATGTTAATTTGATTTAATATACCATCTAATTGTCCAGTTGATGTTTCAACAGCATTTATTATTTGTGATGCTGGGTTTTCACTTGCTTCTCGGTCAATAGTACTATTTAATTTACTAATTGCGACTGATAATTCACTTAAAGTTGGTACAGTTTTTCCATTTGTAAAGGTACTGTTATAATTCGTCATTCTTTCACCACCTATTGTTGTAAAAGGTATTGCTTTTAAATAACCAATCAACATATCTGACATCAAAGCAAATGTATAACCAATAAAGTTTGCAGTAATTTCAAAATTACCAGTTTGTGAGTTGAATTTAGAATTAAATTTCAACATGTGTAAACAATATTTAACTGGAAAACCATAATATCCTTTTATCTCTAATTCAAATATAGGGTATGGTAATTGGAAAAACGTTGTATATTTATTCCCTTTATTGTTTAATATATTTTCTTCATTTTGGAAAATAGAACTACCTCTAACATCAATAAAGTTGATTGTTATCATAGGTGCCATTGAAGCGTTAAATTCTATATCGATATTAGTAATACCTAATGTTTCATCATTAACTATATCACTATCAAAAGTTGTTGTTAAATCAGTATAACTAGTTGTTAATACTTTTTTCTCACCACCACCTAACTCAATACCTTCTATAAAATTTACAGATATTTGAGATACATTTTGTTTGATACCACCTTCTTTTTCAGTAGTTAATAATGTTCTAGCTTTTCTAAAACTAGTTAATTTTACAGATATGTTCAAGTCTTCTAATTGAACTGGAACATTATCTGCTGATTTAAAACCGTCAAAATCGTTTGGGTCAATTATTTTTGCCCTACCAGCTCTGCAACCTATTGTATTTTTATTCTCCATATAACGCTTTATGATTTCTTATTTCTGATGTATATCTTTCAACCGCACTATCAAATGGGTACGGTACTCTAATTAATGTCATATCTGGTATATTAAACTCCAAACCTCCAAATTGAGGGTTTGCAGCCATAATTAACCATCCACTCCATGCATTATTATAATACATGTTACTGATTTTGTCAAGTCTACCGACACCTTGTTTGTAAACATAACTTAAATCAGTAGAAGATTCTGGTATTGTTATTCCTGGAAGTGGTTTCATTCCACCGTTAACTCTAAATTGTGAATATCTATCTACGTACCCAGCCATATTTTTAAATTTTTATTTTAATTATTATTTTAACTAACTCTACTATCAAAATCAACGGTATTTGAAGCTACACCCATAATAGTTTGAACCGTTTTACCATCATATGCAATAGTAATTGAATAATTACCTTCATCTGGCATAGTGTTAACTGTAGGGTATTCTTCTGGTCTGAATTTACTACCCAACCAATACACACCACCAAATAAATCCCATGAATTTTTACCAAAAGTAGTAATATCAAATGGAATTAGTTCTTCAACACGAGATGTACTTGAAGGTGTTGGTGTTTTTTCAACTGTTATTTTTAAATTTTTACTTAAAAAAGTTTTTAATTCATCATCTGTTATTAATTTATTAAAAGTACCATCATCATTCATTGTTTGAATACCTTCACTTGTTAAAGTTACCGCTACACCTCTATCCGTTAAATCATTACCAACACCAAAAAGACTTGGTGATGAAATTATTGATATACTATCAACACCAGTTATTTTTGGTTCAGTTTTTTTCTCTTCTGGTGTTGTTTGAACACTAGCTGGTTTTTCATTACCTTTTACTTGGTTTTCATCACAATCTGTTGTTCTAGAAAGTTCTATACCTGGGAATACCTCAATTTTAGGGTCATCTTTTGTTGACGGAACACCATTATTCAAATACAAACCAGTACTTGTATCTGGTGTTTCAATAGTTGGTTTTTGTTCTGAAATAAAATCAGCTCTAGCTTCATATACTTGTGTATTAGCATAATAGTTAAATGATAACGCATTTTGTAGTTTATTGATTGGACCTTGTAATGATTCAGCACCAATAAACTTAAATGATAAACTAACATTAGCAATCATCGGTTGTACACCAATACCTTCTGGGTTTAAATCCCATACCAATGGTTCATAATCAAGACTTAAACTATCAATAATAATTTTGGTATTATAAAAATCACCAACTCTTAATATACAAACTGGTGGTCTACCAAATGCTAAGTTATTCGTGTTCTTTGTATCAGTAGGTCCTTGTCTAGTACATTGATGTAAAAATGTTAATCTAGAATTTAAACCTTCTGGAGTCGTTGAATGGAACGCTGGGTGAAAATACCTAATTTTTTCCCTAAATCTATCAAAGATAAATTTATCTGTTTTTTTCAATTTATCAAAAAACATAGTTTCATTATAAAATTGCTGAGTTATTTTTGTATCAATTTGTTCAGTAACAGTTTCAATACAATCTTTTGGTTGAGAAACGTCAGCCAACGCTAAAGCTGGGTCATATCTAAAATGTATTTTAACTTTTCTATCAATTTTACACCCTAAAGTATCTGGTGGACAATCAATCGCTCTTTGTTTTTCTGATACACTGCTAGGACATACTTTACATTTAGAAGCACTTTTTGGAATAGGAGCACTAGGCATTTTTATTATTCTATCTTTGGCTTGTTGTTCTGTCCAACCAATAGATATAGCCCATTGATTTTTTAATTGATTAACAATATTATTAGCTCTAGCATCGGCTAATTGTTGGTTACAAGCTGCTCTACCTTGTGGACTAGCAAAACCAGTTACTTCAATAACACAGTGAGGACATTTTTCTGTTATATATTTAGTAATCAAATTAGCACATTGGAAATCAAAAAATCCTTTAAAATAAGTATCACCAACCGTTGTTTTTGGTGCAGCACCAGTTCCAGCACTATAACTAAAATTTAAACCATAATTATGTCTATCTGGCCATTCTTTATGAACACCATTATTATTAGCACAAGTAGTTTTATATGTAAAATTACTAGGATACGAACCTAAACCATAATGTGGACCACTATATGTAGGACTATTATAAACAGAATAATCAATATATTGATTAAAATCTGGTCCACTTTCTGATGTCAATCCACTAACACCACTTTCATAAAAAACACTTGGAACTGCTTGGTCATTAGGGAAGAAAACATAAATATCACCTGGTGGAGTTTCTTCTGGTGGTGGTACTTTTTCTTGTGGTTTTTTTATTATTTTAGGTATAATTTCAGTTATTTGCTGTGAAGTAAATTTATCAGTCCATATACTATCTGGTTCAATACAACCAGCCATAAATGATGCAACATAATGGTCATCTGGACCATCATTACCCCTAAAAGTATTTGTGTATGTTGAATGGTCAACAATTATTTTAAACGAAAGTTGTCCACTTCTTTCTGTATTGTTATACGTATACATGTTTTCACCTCTACCGATAAATTTGTGAGCTTCCCAATCAATACTTACTGATTCACTAAATTGAATATCATACGGTGGAAACCACATTATTCTACCTTTTTTACCAGTCAACGGGTCTCCAGGACCAAGTTCACCTTTTGGTAACATTGAGTTTCTATCATGCCATGCTAAATTCTCAATAGATAACATATAGTTTTTAACATTTCTTTTAACGTCTGGATTTAAAAAATCATTTGTATAAGGTGCTATATGTACAAAACCAGTATCTTCCAAAACTGAATTTTCAGTATTGAATCTAAATGGTACCTTACCACTATCTTTTGTATATAACCCATCATTTCTAACTAAACCAGACCTATCTCCATCAACACCACCAGCAATACTATCATATCTACTTAATGTTGTCCAACTTCTACAGTATGTTTCATCAGCTGTTTTTGCAATTCTATTCCATTCTCCTGGTAACATTCTTTTTTTAGTAGGGTCAGTAGGGTCTGGATATCCAAACATATCTTTGGTCATAACTGCGTTACCTTTTGAATAACCATAACCGTTTGCTTGAGTAAGTTGAGATGATTGTTTATTCATTGGTGTAGTACCTTTTGCTGTTACAATATTTAACATACCAGTACTATTAAAAATTTTCTGTGTTTTTACCAATAAACTTTTTATGTTACCAGTTAAATCACTATAGTTATCATTAGAATTCGTTTTACCACCTTTACCACCATCGTAAGAACCCCATGAAAATGCAATATCACTTATTTTTCTTTCATCATAACTTCTATTACTATTGTGACCAACATTATCTAACTGAGTTGGGTCTTGGAACCCATACCCAGCTACTTTTTGCATTCTTAAATAACTTAAATCTGGTATAACTCCATCTTCTCTATTGAAAAGATTAAACATTTCGTTTCCGTCTTGGAAGGCATACATATTTGCGGTTAAAGTATCTTTATTTTTCGCTTTATTACTATTTTTATATCCAGCTACATAACCACTTCTAAAAGGTGAATTACTAGGGTTATCATATCCATCTGGTGATATACCAATCATACTAGCATTAACATTCTCTATCAATGCTTTTAATTGACCTTTACCAGTTGTCATAATCAATTCATTTGCTCTAGCTATGTTTGTAACCTCACCACTTTCTGATTGAAAAATTGAACCTTCATCAGTAACATAACTTCTAGGAATAGTAAAACCTAATAATTTACTAGTGAAATCAGCTATTTTACCAGCACCACTTTTTGGTACAGTAATATTATAATTAGGTCTTGGGAATCCAGCAGTACCTTGTCCTTTAACTAAACTTAAAACGTTGTCTTGGATATTCAAAGCACCCAATATCTCTTGTTGTAAATTGAATGCAGCGTTGTTAGCCAAAGCCAATGCCAACTGTTGACCACCAATCATACCTAATTTAGTATCATTGATTAAACCAGCCGCACCCAATACTCTACCAGCCAACGAAGACCTAACATCAAAATTAGGAACAATACCACCTTTAGCAAAACCTAAACCTTGACCACTAGTTATACTACCAACTATGTTTGCAGCTTGAATACCAGCACTACCACCTAGATTTAAAGCACCGTATTCATCTAAATAACCACCTATTTGTTTAGTAACATCTAATACTTGTAAATTAATAAAATCTGAAGCGTCTTTTGCTTCTGCCGAATCTAAATATAAGTTTTTAGTTATATTATCTTTTTTAAATTTAGCATTTACTGTTTTACCATATATACCATACGCTTTAACTTGGTCATTAGCACCAGTTGGATAAGTTTGAATACCTTGAGGCCATTCAGCTGAATCAAATAGAGCATATGGAATATCTGGTATATAATCTATAGACATTAAAGCATTAGCTGTACTACTAACGTTTTTAAACATGTTAGGTAATATATTTTCTTCTTTCCATAAAATACCTTCAGTTTCTAAAGGTAATCCATTAGGTACGAGCACAGACCCACTACCACCCATTGTATCGGTTATTGGTTGTCCAATTTTAACACTTGGAGAATCACCTAATTTAAAAAGATATTCACCAGTTGGTGTTAAATTTTTTAATAATAAAAAATCACGTATATTAGGTAACGTAGACATTATACTATTGATAGTGTTCTTAGATGTCGAAGTTGGCGGTGCTGTATTATAATATGGCATAACTTATTTAATTTATATATAAATACTATAATAATAAACTTTTTACCAAAATAAATGTTTATACTTGATTGATGTAAAATAAAAAAGGTACCCAAATTGAGTACCTTTAAATTTTATGTGAAAGTTTTTAAATTATTTAGATTCTAATTTTTTAATTGAATCTCTAAATTTAATTGCATATTCAAAATTTTGAGTTGAGATTGCTTCTTCTAATTTAGATTTTAAATCAACTAATTTTTCAGAATCTTTTTCGTAATTTTTAATTAAATCTCTATATTTAACAGCTTCTTCAAAGTTTTGAGTTGATATAGCTTCTTCTAAATAATTTTTTAATTGTTGTAACTCTGTAGGTGTTTCAACGTTATTAGTTGATGTAGAAGTCCAATTATTATCAAATTTAGTTGATGTAACATAAGATGAAGTTGAATAAGATGAAGTTGAATAAGAACCATCATGTGATGTAAATGTTGTTTTATACCATTTAGTACCATCTTCATTTGTACCATTTTCAGTTTTAGTTTCACCTAACGTTGGAGTTAGATTATTTGTGATTTTATTGTAAAAAGATTCAAATAAATCTTTATCTGTAAAGAAACTTTTTAACAAATTTGGAATTGGTTGTTTTTTAAAAGACATAGTTATAGTTTTTTTTTATTTATTATTTTAATTATTATTTATATATTATTTAATATTATAATGCAAATATACAGTTTAAATATTAAAAAAGCAATGTTTTTTAAAAATAAATTAAAATATTTTTTATTATATTCATTTTCAATAAGTTATTAACCTTTAGGTTTTCCCATTCCCATCTGTTTAACAGCTTCTTCTTGAACCATTCTGTTGACATTTCTTCTGAAACTTTGATTATTTGCTAATTCAACGCTAAGATTATTTCCTGGCATATCTACTCTAATACTTCCAGAGATACGAATTTCACCAAATTCATGTTTAACTCGTCCAGCATGTCCACCACCACCACTAGCACCAATGTGTGGACCAACTTCTAGTCCATCTTTTGCGTGTGTTTTAGCCATTTTACCATATTTATCAGTAATTGTAAACGGCCCACGTCCAGGTTTTGCAATACCATCTTGAACATCTTGTGCTGTTACGTCAGAAGCATCTTCAACAATAGCTTCAGTATAAAGTTGTGGGTTTTTTCTAATATCACCTAACAATGTAGCATTAGGTAAGACTGTTGGTGCACTTGGATGATTTTTTCTATATATCGCTCTAGCATTTGATAAGTTATCTGTTTCCATGTTATTAACACCAATACCAGTAGCTTCAGTCAATTGATTAATTCCTGGAATCCAATCAATTAAACTCATACCAGAACCACCCAAAGATTCCAACCAACCACCAGCACCAGTACCTCTTGTTTTTTCATCGGTAAAGAAATCAAATTGGTCTTTCAGTACCTCTAGAGGTGCTGCAAATTCACCAGCTACTTTTCCTAAACCTTTAGCGGCAAATTTAAGACCTTTCATTCCCATACCACCAACTTTAGGTGCAACTTTACCCATTAACTTACCAGTTGCACCAGCACTTTTAGCTGATACGTTTCTAAGAGCTCTACCAGCCATAGTACTCTTACCACCAAATACTTTACTAGCACCTTTTGCTAATTTAGAACCGAACCCATGACCTCTCTTACCACCAGGAATCATATCCATTAAATCACCAGCACCTCCACTACCACTAACAGAAGCAGTAGTATTAAATCCTTTACCTAATGAAACACCATTCATAAACCATTTAGCCATATCCCAAATACCACCCAATAGTTTAAGACCACCCATTATAAGAGGCATAGCTTTTGTGAACCCAATAATAGCAGCAGTCATTTTAGGGTGTTCGATAATCCAACCACCAACAGCACCAATAAGTTCACCAATAGTTTTAGCGAAAGCTTCTAACTTTTCACCCCATCCACCTTTGGCATTAAATTTATCAACCAAACTATCTAATTTAGGCATCATTTTGTTGATACCAGTTAACATTGGTAGTAAATAAACTTTCAATTGGTCAATAAAGTAACCTAGTTGTTCATCAAAAGTTCTAGCTTCTTCAGCTCTTTTTTGCATGTCTTCATCTTGCTTTATTTGAGCTTTAATCAGAGTTTTATCACTTTCATTAAGTGTTTTCACCAACTTAGGTGCACCATTAAGCATAATAGTTGCATTACCATCTTTATCTAAAAATGATTTACTAGTTATGTAATCTTTAATTTCTTTGCCTTCTTTTCCACCACCGACACCAAAAGTAATCTGCGTCTCAATTTTTTCGAATTTTTTAGCATTTTTACCCATGGTAACCAAATCTTCATAAGCCATACCAGTTTGTTCAGCAATGATTTTTAATTTATGCATACCCTCGGCAGTCATATCAAACTCTCCAGTCTCTTTGTTGAAACTAACAGTTTGTTTTGCTGCATTGGCTATCTCTTCTGTTAACCCAGCCATATCATTACGAGCCATATACATCAAATGGAAAGGGTCAGCCATTTGAGCCCAAGCACCACCCATTACATTTAATTGAGCGGACATCTCAACAGCACCTTCAATGTTCCATAGTTTATCAGCCATACTAGATGTTGCTTCCATATCAACACCTAATTTTGTAACCAACTCAGCCATTTTAGCTAAACCTTTAACACCATCTTTAAAATGATATTTATTTAACATTTTAAAATTACCAGCAATGTTTTTCATTACCTTTGAAGCGTTTACACCCATTTTGTGTGAACTTTTTAAAGTCTGTTCAACAAATTCACCAGTACGTTCAGCTGAAAGTCCTTGTAATTCCATATCAGCAGCCATTTGAGCAGTACCTTCAGCACCTAACCCAGTAACTACAGACATTTTAGCCATGGCTTTTAAACCTTTCTCGTTTAATAAAACTGTTCTACCTATATTGTAACTATAATCTTCTTGTAATTTAGCAACTTTAGCTAAATTAACGCCAATCATTGTTGTTTGTTTTGCAACGTTAGTAATGGTAGTTCTCATACCACCACTTTCTTTACCTAAAACACCCATAGATAAAGCAGCTTGTTTCATTGCTTTATCCATTTCGAATATACCCAGACCTTTTATTTCATTACCAACACTTTTAACAAGTCCAGGTAATTTCATA